GGGGTATATGGGGGAGGGTGGTATGAACGGCAGGTCACCTGGCCAAGTAGAAAATTTTAGAAATTTTTCTGAACGAGCCGGGGGTGGGCGGCATGAAACCGGTCACGGGGATCGGCAACCGCTTGGAACGTAGGAGACTCAGGCGAGGGCGAGGATGGCACCTCCGCTCCAGGGGGCACTGAGCGATGAAGAATCAAGTGCTGGCGAGTGGTTATGGGCCGCGGACCCATTCTCGAGGGCGTTGAGGTGGCACCAATCGGACCATCCATGCCGATATGGGTTAGCCGCTTGGCCGCTAATGTGGGTTACTCAAGGGTTCCCGGCTTGGCGGACCGCCGCGTTGGCGCGAGGATACCTGCCCCGAGGGTAATCTTCCTGCTGGGCGGCGGTACGGGCGCCGTACAGATGAGCCTCGGCGGGGCGGGCACCCATGTGCGATCGACAACGAATTTCAGCGCATTCGACTTTATATCCGCACCAGCAGTGGCAAATCTGAAGCGTCCACTCCGCCCGTTTTCAAAAATGTGGACAGCGTGACCTTCATGAGGTTGAGCGGAAGATCGCCGAGGCTGAAGAGCCCCGTCGCGGCGCTTGCCGAGGAAGAGGCGGCGCTCGCCCATCGAGGCCGAGCAATGGAGAAGGAGCACGCGGTCGAGATGGCGAAACTTGAGCGGGAAAGGGATGGCGCGAAGACGGATTATGAGCGCGCCATGAAGAATGGGGGGGTGATTAGGCCAGGCCCCCCCCCCCCAGCGCGCAGATTGTGCCTGTTCCGAGACGGAAGCGATTTACCGGCCGAAGGTGACGTTTGCGGCAGAATTTTTTGCCGGCAGATGGTCGGCGGAGGGAACCTCGGCGGAGTAGGGCGGCGGACGCGTCGGGGGATCCATGACGAGGTATATGGGGGGAGGACTACTACTGGTTGAGGTCATCCAGTAAATTGATTTTTTAGATTTTTCAGAATCGGTGACCAGTGACCGAGCTAGTCTAACCAAGCTCTCAGGCGGGGCTGCGGGGCGCGGGGCATCTTCCAAGAGATTTTACGCATAATACACGTGTCGCGCGACTACACGTGCATATGCTATATATATATTCTCCAGTGAAAAAGGTTGAAGAGCCCCGCAGCACCGCATGCCCCGCAAGCAGCGGAAATACTGGGCTCGTGTCGGCCGGGCACAATTGGTAAGTCCCGCACATTCCCGCAACAGGGTGCAGGAAAAGGCCGGCCGCTGCGAAGCGACCGGCCCATGATCGCTCGGGATGTCACGATCAGAATGGCAACTTTATCGGGATCGTATTCACGTCTGAAGCCTGGAACAGCTCGGTGCGCGTGATGCGATAGCGGAAAATGTTCGCGTGGCCTTCCGGATTGACGAAGTCGACCTGAAGTCCAATTGCGGCGAGGCCTGCCCCATTGCGCTGAAATATCCGCTTGACCTGGTTGGTGTGAGGCCAACCCTTCGGCGGATAATCGGGCTGGATCTTGTTTAGAAGTTCGCGGGCGGTGAGCTCGAGGACGTCGATGGCCGGATGGCGAGAAAGGTGATCGTGGATCGCCAGAATAAAGGAATCGCCCATCGCCGACTCCGCCTGCATCAGTTGTTGCGCTTTGTCCTGGCGAGCGGAAAACTCCCCGCGTTCGAGCCCCAGCATGGATGCCGCTGCCTCCACAAGGGCCGTTAGCTCGGCCATACGATGCTTGGAATATTTGCCCTCGTCCATTTCGGCCTCGATCCGATCGAGGTTCTGCATGGCCATCTGAAGGGCGGTCAGCAGGAATCCGAACAACTTGGGCCGGTCTCGCTCGAAATCGTCCCAGATCCGCCGCTCAGTGCGACGTTTGTCGAGATGCTGGGCCGTGACCATCACGCACCGGTCGAGGAAGTCGCCGCGCTTGGTAGGCGAACCAATGGCTGTCGCCATTACCGGCCTGCAGGCCGTGAAGGCCTTCTCGTCGCTATCGGAGTAATATTTCCGCGTCGACAGCGAACCGCCTGTGGACATGCGGCAGAGCGCGTCGGAGGCGGCCTGATCGACGATTGAGATGTTATCGAAACACAAAACTTGCCTGCTGGACGCGGCGATGAACAGATCATGTTCCTTGTTGCAGAAGGTGGCCCGACCATCCTTGCGGTTTACCGTTGGATCGATCAGCGCCCTGACCATGTCCATCAGCGTGCTCTTGCCTGATCCCTGCAGACCCTGGATGAGCAGGATCGGATAGGCCTCGGCGCCGAACAAGGCCACCAAAATAAAGGCGATCAGAGTGATCAGATCTTCCTTGTTGACATTGAAGTGGCGCGCGAAGTCCTGAACGCTTCCGCCGAACTCGGGGAGAGGCAATGCAGCATATTTTTCCCCGCGGTACAGGAATGGAATCGGCGGATTGGTGATCGTGCTTATTTCGGCGGCGCTCACTTTGATGCACTGCCCGTCTGGCGTTCCGCGGTCGATATAGAGCGCGCCATCGCGCAGGGCCGACCTGCAATAGAGTTTCTGTTTGTCGACCTTTCGCGCCCTGTGCGCGAGCAGGCCCATCGCCAAAGTACACTGCTCCTTGGAGAGTACCTTACCCGGCTGCGCGTCGGCATAAAGGGCGCTGAGTTCGCTCCGGTATATGGCGCTGTCGAGCACCACGTGAATTTCGCGGTGATCTTCGCCCGTGTCGGCAGGCACCAAGGTAACGTGCGCCACGCCCTCTGGGTTCAAGAAGGGCCGGTGTCCCAATTCGAGCGCCAGCTCCTCGGCGACCCTCGCAGGATCGGGCCTGCCGCTTTTTCGGCTACCCCTTCCTCGACTATCCGGTGCTCGTGGGGGCTTCCAGCCCAGTTCCTTAGCCTTGGCGTGATGGGAGGCGGTGGTAATCGGCTTGCGGTCGGCGGGAGGCCTGAAGCTCTCCCATTTAGCGCGGCAATCGGCCTCCCCGTCATAGCCGGCTGCCTCGGCGGAGATCGCGTGCCATAGGGAAAAGCCTGCTTCGCCATGTGTAGATTTCAAGGCCATGCCGATCTCGATCCAATCATCATAGCTTCCGGGGTCCAAGACGCCCTTTTCGATCAGGTACCGATACATCTCTTCGTCGCCGGCAAGATCGACTTTGGCGCTTGGTGCGACGGGATTGTCATTGGCCGGCGTAGGTGGAGACGGTGGAGACGGCGCGACTTCGTCGAGCGTGGCGAGGAAGTCGAGGTAGACGAGGGGCTGGTTCATGGTCTTTCTATGATCCTCACGGGATAGGGGTTTTCGGGGTTCTTCAGGTGGTAGAAGCCGGCGAGCCGCATGATGCGCGGCAGGTCCGTGATTCGATGGTCCGACCCGATCAGGGCGGCAAGCCGCGCCTGGACGTCGGAGAAGCAATCGAGCGGGATATCCGCTACGCGCCAATAGGCGTGATACTTACCGGGCGAGGTCTCGAGGATGAGGTGTGGCGGCACCGGGAACCGGTCGAGATTTTCGATCGGCACCTCGTCGAGATCGACGTAGAAGCAAGGTGCCGAGACGATGTTGGCGTGTTTGTGGTCCTTGCCGTCCGACGCATTGGGCTGGACGAATATCCCGTAACCTCGACGATTGGCGTACCACAGCTCCTTATAATGCTGCTTGATCGTACCGGTCAGGTAGCGAGGCGGCCTTTTCACGTTGTTCGCCCCGTCGGCGAGCATTCGGAACAGAAATGTGTCGCGGTCGAAAATGGCGAGATGGCGTAGTGTTGCGCGTAGGTTCGCGCGGCGTGTTTCATCATTATCGTCTTGCATTGGACGTACTTCTCCAGGCCCGCCGACACGGGCCGGCGCGTGGTTGTCAGACACAGGGATAAGAGGAGGGGATGGCCTGCGGTGAGCCGGCCGTCTTCACGCATGGCCTATCCGCGGCGTCGCTGCCGCGTGGGCGAGGGAGGTGTTTGATCTGGCGGTGGACGCGCCCGCCTCGGGGGCATGGATCAAGTGGGGTGGCGGGCGCGGGCTCATCATGGGCAATGTCCGTCCTCTCCGGGCGGAATAAGCCCGGCTAGTTCTGTTCGCTGCTGTCAGGGGAGGATTGGCCGCGGCACGGTCAACTGAGATTTTGGTCCCTAGATGCCGCGGCAGCAATCCACAATTCGATATCACTGCGTCGCCAATACCGGCGACTGCCGAAGCGCAGCGGTTGCGGAAAGGTCTCTGCCTTTAATGCGCGGTATAGCGTTGAGACCGAGCACGGCACGATCTTCAGAACTTCCTTCATCTGTAGCAGTGGATCAGGGGCGTTTAGTTCGGTATTCTTCATTCGGTGCTCCCGGCCGTCTTGTCGGCCATGGGGGCACTATGGCGCTTCATCGTTGCTTATGCACTCGAAGAGCTTCGAGCTAACCTACGAATTGCCGTAGGTTAGCTCGCCGAATTTTCCTTGATTTCCGGCGTTCGAAAAACCGGCGCGGGAGTGTCGAAGTCATCGATTCGCGGCCCGTACCCTCGCCCCTTTATCTCCGCCTCGTACTGCTTGAGCGCCTTCGCGATCACCGCAGGATCTGCCCGAAAGCCCCACGTGGACAAGCAGAACGCGATCATGCCGGAAGTCTCGTTCGGCATAGAGGCATGCATCCGATCATTCGGGATCTCGTCTGTTCCACGTTCCCGCTGCGCCGCCTCGACCGCCTTTCGCCAGCCATCGCAGCTATAGTGCACCTTCCATCCCTGATTGGCGCGAAAGCAGCAAATTGCCTTCACGAACAGTTCGGTGCCGATATCCACCATCGTTTCTGGGGCGCCATCTATTCCGGCAGGAAACGTCAGCTTCGCCGCATTCTCTATCAGCTCGGCGATGCGCCGCACCCTGGCAATATGCTGCTCGTCGGAAGGCGCTGGCGGCGAGGGCAGAACCTCGTGAAGGATGGTGCGAAGAGGGTCGACGCTACTGCTGAACGTGCGCCCACAGCGAGCTTCGGCAATCTCGATCAGCGATCTGGCGTTTTCTGCGTGGGCTTTGAGGGCATCACGAAAATGCCGGCGATTTTCGAAGGCGGGCGGGAGTGATGGAAATTCCGGTTCCGCTCCCGGCGGCTCAAAATACCGAATAGCCGTGTCGATCATCGCCCGAAGCCGAGCCCACGGCTCAGGCCATGCTCCTGAAGCTCGCGAGTCGGCGATCAGCTTCTGCCAATTGGATGGTGCACTTTTCGTCGGGGGCTTGGATCGCTGTGCTCCTCTACCAGCTCCATCAGGTGCCTTTCCCATTTCTCCAGCGCCTCCCGCTTCTCGGCCATATACTCGTGCCGATTATATATGCGGTCGACCTTCCCGTCCTCGTGGTTCACCACCTTCCGGGCAATTTCGCGCGGCACGCCGAGTTCCGCGAGCTTGCTGCGCACAGTCCGGCGAAAATCGTGGAGGGTGAACGGCTCTATGCCAGCCAGCTCGTCGAGCTGCTTTTTCCACTTCGAGAATCCGCTGCTCGCCTTAAGCCCCCCGGTGGTGGAGATCGCGAACTCACCGTTGACGAAGCGCCGTAGGCTGGCCAGCACGCTGCGCGCCGTCGCCGTCAAGGGCACCGCGTGAGGTCGGTCCTTCTTCACCCTCTCGCGAGGGATCACCCACGTGTCGCCTGTTATGTCATCCCACCGCATGGTCGCCACTTCGGTGCGCCGTTGACCGGTCAGCATGAGCAGCCGGACAAACTGCCTGAATGGTGGGGGGAGCTGGTCAGCCGCGTTCCAGATTGCCACGATCTCCGAGTCGCGCAGCACCCGATCACGCTCGACCGCCTTGGCGGGTGGCGGAATTCGGTCGCAGGGGTTGTCGGCGATCATGTCTCGCTTCCATGCCCAGGTGAAGAGCATCTTGAGGTTGCGATGGATGTTGAGCGCAGCCTGGGGTGTGCCGGCAGCAACGAAGCTGTCGAGGACGTCGATAAGCTCCGCTCGCGTGATCCCAGCGATAGGCCGCGTGTTGAGGTGCCTCAGCCTGGGGTGCCGAAGATTGCCGCGAATCCAGTTCGCGGACCGGGCGTTCGGCTGGAGATGCCGCTCATGATAGAGGTCGACAAGCTCGGCATAGGTAAGCTTCGCCTCGGGGCTGACGGCCGGTTGACGCGAGTCGACGCCTTCCGAGGCAAGCCGCAGCATCTCGCGCGTTCGCTCTCGGGCTTCGCCTAGCGAAACAAGAGGGTATCGGCCGATCGTCCGCCGTTGAAGCCTGCCGTTGACGCGAACCATCGCCGAAAAGGTCTTCTTCCCTCGGCTGGTAATCCGGAGGTGGAGGCCGGGGCAGAACTCGTCGGCGAATTCAAGTCGACCACCGGGCGGCTGCGGACAGGACCTAATCCAGGGGTCGGTGAAGCGGTGCAGGGCCATGCCTCGGTGATAAAGTCACTTCACTGAAGCCGGCAAGTATGTGGTACAACATGGCAAGACGTTTCAAGCGACGCCATTGTGTATCACGCGACACTATAGCTATTCATCCCACGACGATTTTTTCCGGCTACTCTGCTCCAGAATAACGGAGAAACATCTTGGGTAACCGGGAGATGATGCAGCTGACATACGCATGTTCATTCTAAGCTATTGCGAGAACGACAAAACGAAAGCCATGGTATTTCATGGAGCGTCCAAATTGTTACTTGCCAAGGTTGGGGTCGAGGGTTCGAATCCCTTCGCCCGCTCCATAAATCACCAGCGAAAACAGCATCTTACATCCAGGCAGGGGTCTCGTCATAAGGCGCCAAACCTCATCGGGGTAACAAATGGGGTAACAGGCGCGCATTTGCTAGGCTTGGCCGGCACGCTCCGAAGCTGTGCTCCGCGGCCGGGGGCGCGTGGGTATTTGGCGGTCCCGATCGCCGATCGGGCAGCCGATCGCAGTTTACTCGGCTCAAGAACAACCGCGAGCCTGTCACAGACAACGATCAGCAGCCTGCGCGATCGCCCCTCCGCTGCGAAGCACGAAAACAAGGCCGAGACCCGCTTGCCGACGTTGCATGCGCCTATGAGAGGCGCGCAGGCACCACGGCCGCTTGGCTGCCGGTCCTGTTCACGACAGACGAATGGCGACTGGATCCGGCGCAATGCGCGCCTCGCCGGGGTCAGGCCACCCGTCGCCATCTGGGGCAGGGCGACATGGTCACGTCAACCACGCAGGCGACGCTCACCGAGATGAAGGTGCGGCGCTTCCCCTCGACGAACCGGCCGGGCCAGATGATGTCCTGGGCGCCCCCGCTCTCATCCTTAAGGGTAATGAACGGCATGCCCCATCTCGCGCCTGTTACCCCATTTGTTACCCCGATGAGGTTTGGCGCCTTATGACGAGACCCCTGCCTGGATGTAAGATGCTGTTTTCGCTGGTGATTTATGGAGCGGGCGAAGGGATTCGAACCCTCGACCCCAACCTTGGCAAGATTAACGGGGGGTTCCTCATGATGCCCACTATGCCCGTTTTCCGCCGTTTCTTATTTCCACAACTCCCATGATATTGCACGAAACGTCGCATCACGTTACCTGATCCGTTACTTTTTGGCGTAAAAGGTAACAGGCATGCGGCTCACCGACGCGCGCGTCGAGGCAATCAGGCCGCCGGCGCAGGGGCAAGAGGAGCATCCCGACGAGATCGTCACCGGTCTGCGCCTCCGCGTCGGCGCCGGCGGCCGTAAATCGTGGATCGTTCGTGTCCGCGCCGGGAGTAAGGTGCTCAACCGCACGATCGGCGTCTATCCGGTGCTGCGCGTTACGGCGGCGCGCGAACAGGCGCGCGCGTTTCTGGAGAAACTTGACAAGACCGGGGGTAAGGAGGCTCCACGGCGCACGCTGCAGGACCTTGTAGACCTCTGGATCAAGCGCGTCGCGCAGCCGGGCAACAGCTCCTGGAAGAACCAGCAGCGCCGGCTCGAGATACATGTGCTGCCGACACTTGGCGATCGCGCCCTAGAGAGCATCACGCGGGCCGATATTCGCGACCTGATCGACGGTATCGAGGGCAAGGTCGCGCCGAACCAGGCGCTCGCGATTCTTCGGACCGTGCTGCGGTTCGGAGTGGCGCGCGACTGGCTCGAGGCCTCGCCCGCCGAGGCGCTTCGCAAGCCCCACGAGGAGCGTCCGCGCGATCGGTTCCTGACAATGGACGAGGTGGCGCGCGTCTGGCACTCGGCCGATCTGCTGGGCTATCCGTTCGGGGGCTTCGTGCGGCTCCTGCTCCTTACTGGTCAGCGCAGGAGTGAAGTGGCTCAGCTGCGCTGGGGCGACCTCAACCTGCAGGACCGGACGTGGACAATCGCGTCGGAGGATAACAAATCGAGGCGCGCCCACCTCGTTCCGCTTTCCCCAGCGGCCGCCGAGCTCCTCAAGACGCTGCCGGCGCTGGGCGACTTCGTGTTCACCACCGACGGCGAGACGCCAATCAGCGGCTTCGCAAAGGCGAAGCAGCGCCTCGACACATTCCTCGGCGCGAAAGGGCCGGCGCTCGATCGGTGGACGTTCCATGATCTGAGGCGCACCGTTTCGACGAATATGCAGCGTCTCGGCATCGGCGAATCGATTATCGGCCGCGTGCTCAATCATGCTCCGCAGGGCGTCACGCAGCGCGTATATGCCTTGTATGCCTTCGAAGCCGAGAAGCGCTCCGCTCTCGGGCTTTGGGCGACTGAGATAAGCCGTGCAACGAATGCGCCGGTTGGAAGCTGAGGCGAAAAGGTTAAACAGCAAAAGCCGCGGAAATCCGCCTGGGCGAGGTGTCAAGGTGGGCAATTTTCCAAGAAAATGATTTGGCGCGCGCAATCTTGTGGTCAGCGGTTGAATTCTGCATATTATTCGAGACGCCCTAATAGTCATGAGGCGTCAAGATGCAGGACCGTTTCCTTACTTCAGATGCGGTAAGCGCGCTCACAAGCTTCTCAAGATCGACGCTCGACCGCAAAGTTGCTGCCGGTGAATTTCCAGCTCCGATCAAAATCTCGTCCAGGCGGAAAGCATATCGCGAATCCGCGGTGATCGAATGGATGAAGCAGCGCGAAAACGCTGCCTGAGAGATGTCCGGAAAACAGATGCGCCGCCCTGGCGGGGGCGGCGCGAACCTGACGCTGCGCGGCGATCGGGCAGGGAGTTCCTATAGACGTTCGCCCGGCTCATCAACCGCGCGCTGCAGCTGCGCGAGGCCGACATCATGAGCGGGGGCGGCTTTGGCATCCCGGAGGCCTTCGACATCGGACCAGGCCCGCGCGGCGGCAAGAAACGTCGGCCGGCAAAGGATCTGCTCACCGAGATCGCGCTGGGTGACGAGCTCTTCCTCAGCGACGGCGAGGTGTTCGCGAGCTGCCCGGAGGGCGATCACGTCGCAACATACCCGGTCATGAGTCGCTCCTATCGCAACTCGTTGGCCGCGCGCTTCTTTCGATCAGTGAGTTCGCCGCCCGGCGGGCAGGCTGTCGAAGATACGCTGCGGGTCGTCTGTGCGACGGCCTTCTCTGACGGGCGCGAGCAGAAGGTGAACCTCCGCGTCGCGGGTGATGACGAGATCATCTACCTCGATCTTGCCGACGCCACTTGGCGCCAGGTGCGCATAAGCCGCGACGGCTGGGACATTATCGAAGCAGTGGATTCGCCGGCGCGGTTCATCCGATCGCGCGGGATGCAGCCGCTTCCGGTGCCCCACAAGTCGGGTGGCCTCGACCGGCTGCGCCCGTTCATGAACATCGAAGCCAGCGACCTCGCATTGCTCGCGGCCTGGCTGATTGCCGCATTGCGGCCGACCGGTCCCTATCCAGTGCTTTGTCTTGGCGGCGAGCAGGGCTCGGGCAAGTCGACGGGAGCGCGGTTCCTCCGCCGGCTCATTGATCCGAATTCGGCCGACATCAGGACTTTGCCGCGTGAGGAGCGCGATCTGATCATCGCCGCCCGAAATTCCTGGATCCTCGCTTTCGACAACGTCAGCTCGATCCCCTTGTGGACCAGTGATTCCCTGTGCCGGGTCGCGACCGGCGCCGGCTTTGCGACGCGCCAGCTCCATACGGATCTCGACGAGGTGATCGTCTCCGCCTGCAGGCCGATCTTGCTGAATGGGATCGGCGATTTGAGCGAGCGCGCCGACCTGGCCGATAGGTCGATCGCCATCAGCCTTCCGACAATCAGACCGACCGATCGCCGCCTCGAGCGCGACTTCTGGACGACTTTCGAGGCTGAGCATGCGGCCCTCCTCGGCTGGCTGCTCGACGCGGTTGCGACGGCGCTGGCCCGTCTGCCTGACGTGAAGCTAGCCCAGTCGCCGCGCATGGCGGATTTTGCGCATTGGGCTACCGCGGCCGAGCCGGCGCTCGGCCTCGCCAATGGCGAGTTTCTGCGGATCTACCAGGACAATAGCGACGGCCTGGTGCAGGCGACAGTGGACAGCGACGCCGTGGCAACCGCGATCTATCAGCTGGCGGCGACCAGGAGCTCGAGCTGGGAAGGCACCGCCTCGGAGCTGCTCGAGGAGCTGAGGCAGGCCGATGCCGGCGGCAAGGTGACCGGCAGCAAGTACTTTCCCCAGGCCGGGAATGCCCTGTCGCAGCGCGTTCGGCGGGTTGCGCCGGCGCTTCGCAGGCGAGGTGTGGATGTCTCGACCGGACGTGCCGGCCATGATCGGCGGCGCCTGATCACGATCGTCCGCACAGCAGGCTTCAAATCTCCAGCAATCACAAACGTTTGGGAGGACACGGACGATGCGGACGATGTTCCCTTTTAATGTCCTTGTACGATCTAGACCGATCGCCTGTCTTATAAGATGCCCTTTTTATTATATAAAAGAGAGGCTTAGCGGATGTCGGCCGCAGATTAGGCTGAGAATAGGACATGAGCGCAAAAGATCGTCCGCAGCGTCCGCAATCGGCAAATGCACGACAGATCAGAGCCTTAAGCCTGAAAATCGATCGTCCGCCAATCGGCCGCAGAGCGTCCGCACGCCGGCAAAGCAGCTGCGCCTGGGCGCAGAAATGGCTGAAACTTTTTTGTGGGACTGGTGCGGCCCGAACCTCAGAGGCGGGTGCCCATCCGGACCGCCGTCCATCTCATTTGGAGATTTTTTTCTTGGTAGGCGGAATTCCGCGCCGCGCCACCGTTCAAGGGCCGCGCAATTCGCAGCCAAGAGGGCGCACAGGACCTCTGCGCGACCGGAGGTTTCAAAGACCCAACTGCCCTCTGATGGCGCTCTCGCGTGGCCTAAGCGGCAGGGGGGCGGCAATCGTCATTGGGGCCTCAGTCTGCCCGATCCGCAAAGGTTATTTTTCCAAGGCCGCGGATGGTCCGATCATGCCCTGCGGAGGGTCTTGAAATGACCACCTGCCCGCATTGCGGTGGCACGCTGTCTGCTGGTTTGACGAAGGGCGCAATGGACGATCCGGTTGCTGCTGAGCTGGCGGTGATCAGGCTCGAGATTTCGGTTCGCGAGATCGAAATTAGCTTCGATGGATATGTCGCTGAGAAGGATGCTGGCCGGTTGGTCGCTCTGGAGGCGAAAACATTGTGCAATCGCCGCGGCACTGACGAGCCGATTCCGTACCGGAAGTTCGGGAAGAAGGTCCAATATCACATCGAAGATCTCGCCCGCTTCCGAGCAGCTCGGATCAAAAAAAAAGGCGATCAAAGTTCCCGGAACTGCCCGTGAGTGCCCCAGACCGCCTTTCCCTGGGCACCTCTGTCGGCGACATTCGCTTGAATCCAAGGGGGTGTTATGGATCGCGCATTTTCTAGTCTGACCGTTCGCACGGTTAGCGAAGACGCCCGGGTAATTGAGGGGGTGGCCTCGACGCCTCGCATGGATCGGGTCGGCGACATCGTCGAGCCGCTTGGTGCCGAGTGGCAGATGCCCATCCCTTTCTTGCTTGATCACGATCACAAGCAGGCGGCTGGCGAGGTCGAGTCCGCCGATGCAACGGATGCTGGCATCCGGTTTCGCGCGCGAATCTTCAAACCGGCGGACGGGGCTGCGAAGGAAATTTGCGATCGCGCCTGGTCCCTGATCCGGAACGGCTTGCGACGATATGTTAGCATCGGCTTTAGGCCCATCGACTGGGTGGTATTACCCGCCGGCGGCGTGCGTTTCAGGGTCTGGGAGCTCCTGGAAATTTCGGCCGTTGCCGTTCCGGCCCAGCCGGATGCGCGCATCGAGAGCTTGAAAGGCTCGGCGTCTCAGGCCGGCGGTGTGGTGCGGTTGCCGTCGAAGCGACTATCTCTCTACGACATGGCGATCGGCGACAAGCTGGTTTGTGATCTCCCCATAACCCAGCGGGAGAAGGCCATCGTTCGCGCTTTGCGCCGTGAACATCTCCGCTTTGAAATCGACCGAGCCGAGGAGGAGATTCGCCGCGTCAAGCTCGGTCTTCCGTCGAAACCGACGCGTGTATTGCGACTGAATGACCAGCTGGCGCCAGCTCCGTCCGCTAGTGCGCGGCGCAGCCGGGTTGTGCGGCTCTGATGCTCAGCAAGGCCCGCAAGACGAGCCGCCGCTCGGCGACGCGCTCAGCCAGTGAGGATGGCTGGGCGAAGATGATCGACAGGGCATTGGTGGATGGAACGCAAAAGTACATCGATAACAGCAAAACAACTTATTCCTGGTTCAAAGAGTTTAAAGACATTTCAGGTGCAGGAGCAGGAGATTCCGATCAGATCATCAGCTACAGGCAGCGCGATCATCGGGCATTAATGTCGTTGTTCACGACGTTGCTTACCAAATCGGATATTTTGACGACCCTGCTTCGAGATGTCTTCGATCGCGTCGTCGAGCTGGAGAACGAGTTGTCGGCGGTAAAGGCGCTCCCCGCTGTTACCTATCGTGGCGTGTACCGTGACGGTGACGAGTATCAGCCTGGTTCGATGGTCACTTTCGCAGGCTCGACCTGGCACGTGAATGAGGTAACCCGCGAACGCCCCGGCGAAGGCTCGAAAGCCTGGACGCTTGCAGTAAAGCGTGGTCGCGACGGCCGGGATAGTGGAGTGGTGAAGTGAAGCCCGAAGATATCGATGCGTTTGTTCGGCTTGCGCATGAACAATATCTTGAAGCGATCGGCCCCATTCTTCTCGACGAATGCCGCCGACTTGCAGCGGCGGGCCTGAGCCGGGAAGGTATCAATGCAGAACTCGCCACTAATATTGTGCCTAAGTTCAATGCGGATCTTGAACGCAAGCTCAAGGATTTACGCGGCGAACTCGTCGCCGCGCGGTACGGCCTCGAGCTTGATTCTCGAGGATAGGTGATGGGGCCTTCAACGAACAAGTTCGCTCGGCGGGCTGGCAACCCTCGAGCGGCGGTGTGGCGGGCGAGTGCACGGGCGCCCACCATATCGGGCGACGCTCCGCTGCGCCTTTCCATCAGCGGGGCGTCGCCCACACACCCGGCGGGAGATCCTGTATGGCGGTGACGACCGGAATCCGCGGCGCGAAGGAGCTCCAGAAGCTTCTCAAGGCACTGCCGCAGCGCGTCGCCAAGCGCGTCACCGTCAATGGCCTGCGCGCCGGCGGCCGGGTGATCGCGAATGGCATGAAGCAGCGCGTGCCGGTGCGCACCGGCGATCTGCGCGATTCGATTATTGTGTCGAGCGCGGCGAAGGCGACGCGCGGCAAATCGAACGTGGTGGTTGGCTTCCGGACTCCCACTTCACGCCGGGCGCATCTGGTCGAGTTCGGCACTGAGCATTCGGCGGCCGAACCGTTCATGCGCCCGGCGCTCGACGAGGATGGCGCGGCTGCGATCAGGGCGATCGGCGAGAGCATGGGCAAAGGCGTGGAGCGCGAGGCTCGCAAGCTTGCCTCAGGCAAGACGAGTTTCCGTGGCGGCGCGAGGAGGCGATAGATGGCCCAGGTGGGCAGCCTTGTCATCGATCTGCAGGCGCAGGTCGCGACGTTCGAATCGAACATGCAGAGGGCCGCACAAACCCTCAATTCCCAGGCGCTGAAGATGCAACGCTCGCTCGCCGGCATCGAGCGCCAAGCCGCCACGGTCGGCAACGGCCTGCGCACGCTCGCGGGCGCCGCTGCCGTCACCGCGTTAGCCGCAGCCGGTAAGCGCGCGCTCGACTATGCTTCGTCGCTCGGCGAAACCGCGCAGCAGCTCGGCGTCACCACGCGCGACCTGCAGGTCTATCGCTATGCTGCGTCGCAGGTCGGCATCGAGCAGGAGACGATGGACAAGGGGCTGGCGAAGCTCACCTTGTCGCTCGGCCAAGCCTCGGTTGGCGCGGCGAAGCCAAGCAAGGCGTTCGATGCGCTCGGCATCTCGGTGCGCGATTCGTCGGGGCATGTGAAGACGGCCGGTGAGGTGATCCCCGAGCTCGCCGACAAGCTCGCCAAGGTGCAGGATCCGGCGCAGCGCGCAGCGGTCGAAGTCGCGCTGTTCGGCAAGGCCGGGCAGCAACTCGATACGCTGCTTTCCGGCGGGCGCAAGGCGGTGCTCGAATATGCGGCGGCGGCCGAACGGCTGGGGCTGGTGCTGTCAAACAGCCAGCTAAACCGCGCCGACGAGCTTAGCGACAAGCTCGCGGCAATGAACAAGGTGCTGGAGGTCAACCTTGCCGGCATTGTCGCGGACAACGCCGGCGCTATCCTCCAGCTCGCCAATGCCATGGGGCAGGCTGCGGCGGGCGTCGCGAAGTTCATGGCGACCAACCCCAAGGAAGCGTTCGCACTCCTCGGCGGGCTCGCCGGTCTCAGCATCGGCCGTGCACTCGGCCCTTACGGCGCCGGCATCGGGCTCGTAGCCGGAGCCGTCGGTGGCTATGCGATGGCGCCAGACCCGCAGCGCACGCCCGATATCGTTCGCTCCGAACTGCAGTCCGCGCGCGACAAGGTCGTCCGCCTCAACAGCTCAAGCCCGCGCGGCTATGGCCGTGGCGGCGGCGGCATCCGGATCGAGGCGAACCCGCGCGAAAAGAGCCTGGCGCTCGCGAACCTCCGCAAGCTCACCGCCGAATATAAGGGCATGATCCTCGCCCCACCCAAGCCGGGGAACAACCCGCCAGCGCTGGGGGGGCTCGACCTCCCCGATTTCCTGTCGGGCGGCGGCGGTGGATCGAAGAAGCCCAAGACCGATCCCTCCATCCGCAACAACGAGGCGTTCCAGTCGGATCTCGCGCGGCTCAACGACGAGCTGCTGCAGGCGAAGCGGGTCAACATCACCGACCTCAACCAGATCGCCGAGATCGACCGGCAGCAGGTGAACATCGAGGCGGACAAGTTCGCCGTCTCGATCAACGCCGATGTGGCGGCGAAGAAATACACCGTCGCGATGGGGCAGCAGCTGCTCGAGGCCAATGAGCAGGTCCGCGCCGAGAAGTTGCGCACGATCAACGTCGAGCTGGCCTCACAGCAGAGCGAAGAGCTGGCGGGCGTCCAGGTCGCGCAGATCCGTGGCGAGATGGATCTGCTGCGCGGGGTCGAGCAGATATCGAAATCTTCGATCGAGCGGCAGGCGATCGCGCTGCGCCTGGTCGAGGACGAGTTCCGGATCGAGCGGATCACCGCCGAGCAGCTGATCGCGTCAGAGTCCGCGAGTAAGGTCGACAAGGAGGAGGCACGCATCCGCCTCGCCACGCTCGAAAGCCGCAAGGCTATCGCGCTCAAGCTCGCCCGCGAGGCGAACCAAAATCCGCTCGAGGCGGCGATCGCGCGGCGCACGCTCACGCTCCCCGAAATCTCGGACCGCCAGCTGCAGCTACTCGCCGACCAACTCGACGATCTCGACCGCCGCACCCAGCGCTTCGCCGACGATTTCGCCGGCGCGTTCGGGCGCGCGGCGCAGTCTGCGCTCGAGCTCAAGAATCCGCTCGACATCGTGCGCAACCTGCTCGGCGACCTCGCGCTGCAATTCCAGCAGGAGTTCATCATCCGGCCCTTCACCGATTTCGTGCGGCGCAAGGCCGGAGCGCCGCTCGCCGAGAAGTTGATGACGGACAAGATCGGTGGGGAGAAATATAGCGGCCTCGCGTCGGACCTGAACCTGACAGCGGCGCAGGTCAACGCGGCGTACCGATCGACGATACCCCAGATCGAGGCGCTGGGCCGCGCCGCCGGCCAGACCTCAATTGCGCTCGGGGGCGCCGGCTCTAATGCGCCCTCCGTCCTGGCCATTTATGGCGACCAGGGCCCGCTGTTCGACGCCAACCAGCAATTCACCGGGGCCTATTCGGAGCTGCTGGTGATCGACCCGGCCCTGCTCGCCGCCGCCAACGACAATCTCAACCTGATGAGCGGCGCGGCCAACGATGCCGCGGCGGCGCTGCAGGCGCAGATCCCGCTGCTCGGAGATTTCGGGTCGGGGCTCACCCAGCTGCTCTCGCTGCTGTTGGGAGCGGGCGGCGGCGGAGGGCTGGGCTCGTTCCTCAACCTCGGCCTCAATCTTGCCGGCTCGGCGTTCGGCGGCGGTGGCGATCTCTTCTCCAATCTGCCCGCTGCCGCCCCGCTCGGCATCTCGTCGCTCGCCCCGCTGGATATCGGCAATGTCTTCGACCTGGGGCCGCTCGAAATGGTGGGCTTCGCGTCGGGCGGGTTCACCGGCCCGGGCGGCAAGTTCCAGCCCGCCGGCGTCGTGCATGCGGGCGAATATGTCATCAACGCCGAGCAGACCCGCAAGCATCTCCCGCTGCTCCAGGCGATCAACGACGACGCGCCGGGCTTCGCCAGCGGTGGCCTGGTCGGGATCAACGAGGCGGCGCTCGGCGTTTCGCTGCCGGCGGTCTCGCCGCTCGAGCTCAACGCGACGTCGATCAGCCTCGCCAATGTCGCGCCGAACCTCGACGGGCTCGGCAGCGCGACCGATGACGCCACCGGAGCGATCAAGGCGTTCGCCAAGGAGCTGGGCGGCGCGACCAAGAGCCGGGGCGGCGCGGAAGGGTCGCTGATCCCGGC